TGAGAGTGCAACTCTACGTTTCCTTCCTGATGGCAATGAAAATGCTGACTTTTTCTGGGCAGAACGTTTGATGATCAAACTTCCATTTGCAGGCGTAAAGGGTGAAACTGATTCACGCCCAGTACAAGTACAAATTCCATGTATGGAAATGTACGGCGAGACATGTAACATTCTTAATGAAGTACGTGGCTGGTTCAAAGATCCAAGTCTAGAAGATATGGGTCGTAAGTACTGGAAGAAACGTTCATATATCTTCCAAGGCTTTGTAACGGATAATCCTTTAACTGAAGATACAACTCCGGAGAATCCAATCCGTAGATTTATCATCGGTCCTCAAATCTTTCAAATCATTAAACAAGCATTGCTTGATCCAGATATGGAAGAACTGCCAACAGATTATACTGCTGGTGTTGATTTCCGTCTTAACAAAACTTCAAAAGGCGGCTATGCAGACTATTCTACATCTAACTGGGCACGTAGAGAGCGTCCGTTAAACGATGAAGAAATGAATGCTATCAACACACACGGATTATATAATCTAAGTGACTTCTTACCTAAAAAGCCTGACGAAACTGCAATTAAAGTCATGCAAGAAATGTTCGAAGCGTCAGTTGATGGCGAAGCATACGATGCAGACCGTTGGTCGCAGTATTTCCGTCCAAGTGGTATGGCGGCACGTACAGGTGATCCTGTTGCTCCGGCAGCAAGTACTCCTGCACCAGCACCTACACCAGCACCAGAAGCGGCACCTGCTCCAGTAGCAGAGGCAGCACCAGAGCCAACTCCAGCACCAGCGGCTGAAGCGGCTCCTGCAGAAGGTGGCAATGCTCAAGACATTCTAGCAATGATTAGAGCACGTCAAGGACAGTAAAACAATATGACAGCTATTAACGAAACCGAAGCAGAGATTCACGGTTTACCTGTCAACACTTCAAAAGTTAATAGCTGTCACGCTTTTTAGATTAGGAGATTAATATGGCATCAAAAGCATTTGATCCTACGAAGTTTCGAACTTCGTTAACTAAATCCATTACAGGCATGAGTGCAGGATTTAACGATCCTACCGATTGGATTAGCACAGGCAACTACGCACTCAACTATCTTATTTCAGGTGATTGGAACAAAGGTGTTCCTATGGGTAAGGTAACAGTATTTGCAGGAGAATCTGGTGCAGGTAAATCATATATTTGTGCAGGTAACATTGTAAAATACGCACAAGAGCAAGGCATCTTTGTAGTACTAATTGACTCAGAGAATGCACTTGACGAAAGTTGGCTACACGCACTAGATGTAGACACTTCAGAAGAAAAACTACTTAAACTTAATATGTCAATGATTGATGACGTTGCTAAAACTATTAGTGTGTTTATGAACGACTATAAAGCAATGCCAGAAGAAGATCGTCCTAAGGTACTGTTTGTTATTGATAGTTTGGGTATGTTGCTAACACCTACTGATGTTGATCAGTTTAACAAGGGTGATATGAAAGGTGATATGGGTCGTAAGCCTAAGGCATTGACTTCACTTGTTCGTAACACAGTTAATATGATTGGCTCACACAATGTTGGCTTAGTATGTACTAATCATACATATGCATCTCAAGATATGTTCGATCCAGATGATAAGATTTCAGGTGGTCAAGGCTTTATCTATGCATCTTCAATTGTAGTAGCAATGAAAAAACTAAAACTAAAAGAAGATGAAGATGGTAACAAGATCAGTGAAGTTCGTGGTATTCGTGCCGCTTGTAAGGTTATGAAAACACGTTATGCTAAACCGTTCGAAGGTGTACAAGTTAAGATTCCATACGAAACAGGTATGAATCCATATAGCGGCTTACTTGAATTGTTTGAAGCAAAAGGCGTTATTGTCAAGCAAGGTAATCGTCTTGCATACACTACAATGGACGGTGAAGAACTACTTGAATATCGTAAAAACTGGAACGGTGACTTACTCGATAAGGTTATGTCAGATTACTTGGTAAAAGAAGCTTCTGTGGTAAATACCTCTGAAGAAGCTATCGAAAACGAAGTAGCTGATGTTGAACCAATCGAGGAAACTGTAAATAATGACTGATGAACAAATAGCTGAAATATGGATGTTATTTAAAGAATATTTAGATAAAAAACATATAGAAACTGCGGCTGAAAGGTTTGTTGATCTAATGGCAGATTATGGTGTTACTGATATGACTCTTACAGAGGTATTAGGCGCTGATGCACAATTAGATACAGCAATTAACTATTATCTAGATATTGATTCAGAAGATGTTTATGATGACGAAATAGATGAATGGGATAATTAATGGGTTGGTATAGCGAGATCTCTCGTGATGTAAGTAAAATTCCTGATGCAGTAGCATACTACGAAACAGAACTATCACAAGCAAAACAAGAAGTAAAACTTGTAGGCAATGTTGAAAAGGCAGCCGCGGCTATGCCCGGAATTGTAGAGCAAAGGTTTAATCAATTACAAGAGATTGAAGCAATCCTAAATTATCTAAACATAGAGCTACGTAGATTGCGTAGCTCATATTTCAAAAAATATCTTGAAAACTATCAACGAGCTCTGTCAAGCCGTGACGTTGAAAAATACGTTGACGGTGAGGCAGACGTTGTTGACTATGAAAAGATCATTAACGAATTTGCATTACTACGCAATAAATGGTTAGGTGTACTCAAAGCACTTGATCAAAAACAATGGCAAATTACTAACGTAGTTAAACTACGTGTAGCAGGAATGGAAGATGCAACATTGTGATAGGTTGGTCAATACAAGAATGCAAGTCTGCAAAAATTAAAGTATTAAATCCTATGATAAGTTCTACTGGGCAAGACATTATGCTCAGAGTTCCGGCATACCTATTAGAAGGTGATTCAAGACCAGACTTTTTTGTTCAAAACGGAATGAAGAAAAAAGCTAGACCAAAAAACGAGTTTTATGAACAAGTAGAACTAGTATCCAAGCAAGAAAATATACCGATACTAATCAGAGAATTACCTATACTGCGTCAAATAAGTTTAGGACAAACAGACAAACACACAGAGTTTGCTGATAGATGGATTAGATTTTCTTGGAACTCTTTTTTCATGGACGAAGGTATACACCCTTATGATCCAACTTATAACAGATGGTCCGAATTGCAAAACAAATATAATATAGAAGTAATGCCTCAAAAAATTAGAGGAGACTATGTATTATTTTGTTTACAACTAGATGGCGATAGTGCATTGAATAAACTAATCTATAATAATAAAAAATATAAAGATTATTGCTGTGAAGAAATTAAAAAAATAAAAAAACTTACTGATCGTCCTATACTAATACGTAGCCATCCTTTAGATAAAACAGTAATAGAACACATTAAAAAGACATTTAAAGACACTATAGAATACAGCGATAGTCCCGATTTGTACTATGACCTTAATAGATCATATTGCATGGTTACATATAACAGCACTAGTTCTGTAGAATCTGTTTTATATGGTACCCCTACTATTGCACTCGACAGTAGTGCAGTAACCTATCCTGTTGCAAATAATCTTGTTGATATAGAAAATTTGAAAGAATTTGATTTAACCGAATGGCTAAAACGAATAGCTTTTATGCAATGGCAAGGTAAAGAGTTAACTTCTGGCTATGTTTGGAAACTTCTAAAACAAACAATAGAATTAACTTAGCATATAAATATCTTTATGAAAACCATTGTATTAGTTACAGGTGGATTTGATCCCCTACACTCCGGACATCTAGAATATTTTAAAGAAGCTAAAAAACTCGGAGACGAGTTACACGTTGGCATCAATTCAGATGAATGGTTAACAACAAAAAAAGGCAGACCGTTTATGCCTTTTTTAGAACGTGCTAAAGTTATAGAAAATCTCAGTATAGTAGATAAAGTTATATCTTTTGATGATAGTGATAACACAGCATGTGGTGCTATATATAAAACTATGGCAACACACGGGCCAATAAAAATTATCTTTGCAAACGGTGGAGATAGAAGTAATACAACTACCCCAGAATATGAAATATATGGTGACTTACCTAATGTAGAATTTGTTTTTGGAGTTGGAGGCGAAAATAAACTGAATTCGTCTAGTTGGATACTTGACGAATGGAAGGCTCCTAAAACACAACGATCATGGGGGTATTACAGAGTGATACACGAATATAGTAGTCATACTAAAGTAAAAGAACTTGCAGTGCCTCCGGGTAATAAATTATCAATGCAACGACACAAAGAACGTAGTGAACATTGGTTTGTTGCAGAAGGAACTGCTACAGTTTATACAATAAACAATAACACTGATTATGAGTTATATGGTACTTACAAACAACACGAAAGTCTGCATATCCCTCAAGGTATGTGGCATCAATTAGCTAATGAATCAGAAAACGATCTTAAGTTAGTTGAAATACAGTATGGTACAAATTGTATAGAAGCAGACATAGAAAGAAGAGACTAGATGGAACCTTTAAAAATATTCATAGGCTATGATAGTCGAGAGGACATTGCATACGAAGTAGCAAGACAAAGTATAAAAGATCATGCATCGGTTCCAGTAGACATTCAACCTATTAAACTGAGACATATGAAAAAAGCAGGTTTATACGAAAGACCTGTAGATAAATTAGGAAGCACAGAATTTACTTTTACAAGATTTTTAGTGCCAGCTCTTGCTGAATATAAAGGATGGGCATTATTTATAGATTGTGATTTTGTTTTTAGGACAGACGTAGCAAAGTTATTTGAATTAGCAAACGACAAATATGCATTAATGTGTGCTCAACATGACTATACACCTAAACCTGGAATAAAAATGGATGGAAAAACACAACACATTTATCCTAGGAAAAATTGGTCTAGTATGATGTTATTTAATTGTGAACATCCTAGTAATGCACAACTAACACCTGAGCTTGTAAGTAATGAAGAGTTTGATGGCAAATATTTTCATAGATTTAGTTGGCTAAACGATAGCGAGATAGGAGAAATTTCTCATGTATGGAATTGGCTAGTAGGTTGGTACAAATTTCCAGATGACGGAGACCCTGCGGCACTACATTATACAGAAGGAGGGCCTTGGTTCTCTAATTATGAAAACTGCGAATATAATTACGAATGGTATAAGGCTTATATAAGTTTACTTAGACAGCGTGTAGATCATTTAGATGATAGTTTACACAAAGAAAAAAATAAAATTATAGGTCCAAAGAATCTTGGTTTGAATAAAGAGAAAACTAGTTTAATGAACAATGTTCTAAAGCATTTAGTTGATCCTGATAATAATTATTACAAATCAAGTGAGGAGAAAATTATGGAGACTATACAACAACTAAAACAACCAAAAGCTGCCGCTATAGATAGCGCAGGAGGTATTAACTACAATACCAAAGGCATGGTATACGACGAGTATTTAGAAGCGTTTATGCAAGGTTGTAACGGAAAATTAAGTGATTGGAAGTTAGAAGAAAATAGCACTATGCCATTAGTCATTAGAGGCTTAGGCGGAGGAAGTCGTAAAGCTATACATCATTGTTGGGAAACTAAAAGAACTTTTTATGCAATTGATACAGGATATTTTGGCAATGGTAAAAGTAAATCAAAAGGGTGGCACCGAGTAACTAAAGACGCCTTACAAAACATGGGACCTATTGTTCAAAGAGATACAGCAAGATTAAAGCATATTGGTTACAAGTATCAAAAATTTACTGAAGGTAGAAAAATATTAGTATGTCCTCCTAGCGAAAAAGTAATGATGTTATTTGGTCAGCCGGATCCAGAGACATGGGTTAATCAAGTTGTATCTGAACTTAAAAAGTATACTGACAGGCCTATTGAAATTAGATTAAAGCCTAATAGAACTGAAAGAATATCTACCAAAACAATGGAACAAGCACTTGCTGATGATGTTCATTGTATGGTTACTTACAACAGTATTGCGGCAGTAGAAGCACTTATGAACGGCAAACCTGCCATAGCATTAGGACCAAACGCGGCAAGTGTAATTTGTAACAGCGAACTATCAGATGTAGAAAATTTAAATATTCCTGATAAAGATACTATGATTGCATTTATGGCTCATTTAAGTTACTGTCAGTTTAATAGACAAGAAATGCTTAATGGCTATGCATGGAGAATAGTCAATGAAGGTAGTTAGTTATTATAACGGTGTACCTGCGAAAAATCGAAGTCAAGAAAAATTTGACATACTTGTAAAATTTATTCAAGGAGTTAATGAAGCCGGCGACGAAGGAGTAGTATCTCGTAGTTGGGATATAATGGATGCAGATGTAGGAGTTATACAAGGATGGCAACATGAATCTGGTAAAACTGCTCCTCATCTAGTTTTACGTCAAAAAGTAATAGATACAATACAAAAAGGAAAAAAAGTTGTCTCAGCTGATGCAAATTTGTTTTTATATGCAACAGAAAAAAACAAGCCGCATCATTATCTAAGATATAGCTTCAACGGTATTTTTCCGACAACAGGAATTTATTGCGACAGCAATCCTGATCCAAAACGCTGGCAACAAATAAGTAACGATCTAAAAATTAAACTAGAAGAAAATAAAAAACACGGTGACCATATTTTAATATGTGTCCAACGTGCTGGCGGCTGGAGTATGGGTAAAAAAGATTTAGGGGAATGGTGTATAGAAACTGTGAACGAAATAAGACGACACAGCGATAGACCTATAGTGCTACGTTTACATCCCGGTGATAGAAAAACTTTAACCAAGACTCCTGAATCAATAAAAAGTCTAGCAACTAAACCAGGAATAAGTATTAGTGATGCGGCTAACAGACATATCAATTTAGATTTACAAAATTGTTGGGCAGTGGTTAATCATAACTCTAGCAGTATAGTTGCTCCATTAATACAAGGATATCCGGCATTTATTACAGATCCTGTAAAAAGTCAATGTGCCGAAGTAAGTCATGTAGGATTTAAAAATATAGAAAATCCAATTGAATTTGATAGATTAAAATGGTTACAAAGAATAAGTATGTTTCATTGGAACTTTACAGAATTAGTAAACGGTGACTGCTGGCGTCACATGAGGCAATATATTTAAATGGTTAAGATAATTGGGTTTCAATTCATAAGTAAATCGTATTATGGATGGCAACAAGGTATTAAACGTCACGGCGATGTATACGAATGCATAAGAGACTTTGATCCAAATGCTGAATATCCTGCTGATTGTTATTATCAAACTAATCTATTAAAACCTAAGTTTTTATACAAACGCTTAGATAAACAAGGAAGCAAATATCTTTATATTCAAAAAACCAATAAACCGTTTTTAGTAAGCGAAAGTGAACCGTTTAGGGATTATCCAGGATGGCTACGCTTTGGTTGGAACGGCTATGGTTGGAACGATGCTAATTGTAACAACAACAATGTCGGACCAGAGAGATGGAATAAATTTGAATCTAAAACCGGAATTAAATTTAAAGACTGGAAGAGTCAAGGCGGTGATATTATCATAATGGGACAAAAAGAAGGTGATAGTGCATTAGTTAGATTATATGACAAAGGGTACAAAAGTTTTTATGACTGGGTGCTTGATATTATAAAACAAATACGAAAATACAGCGACAGAAGAATAATTATACGTCCCCATCCTAGAGGTTTAGATAACGGACTAAAAAGAACAAAGAAGATAGTCAAAGCATTAGATAATGTGTTCCTAACAGAAAATGTAAAACGTGGCGGCAATCAAGGAGGAGAGTCGTTATTATCTGATTTAAGTAGAGCTCATTGTGTTATTACATTTAATAGTTTAAGTGCTATAGAAGCTGTTGTTCAAGGAATACCAGTGTTTGCTCTTGACCCAGGAAGTATGGTGTGGCCTATTGCACATAAAGATTTATCACAAATTGAAAATTTAAAATATGACATAGACATGCAAGATTGGAAAAATAAAATTGCATATACTTTTTGGAACCGACATGAAGTTAAGTCAGGCGAGACATGGGCACACCTAAAACCAGTATATTTTAAGGAGTAATTATGGACAAAGGAAAATACATAATAGAACGTATGCAAATGTTTAGGAAAGCATTAGATTTGACTTATACTGTAACTCCAATTAGAAGCGTGTTTGACATGGCATGTAACAACGGATATTGGTTAAATGTTGCAAATAGATTTTATCCTCAAGCAAAGTATTTAGGCATGGATACATTAGATTTTTCTGACAGAGGCTGGAAAGAATTTACTAAAAGAAATGTTAAATTTCAACAAGGAAATTCATTAAATCATTTAAAGAAAAATAAAGAAAAGTACGATATGGTTTTATCTATGGGTGTTATGTATTATTATAATGACATTGACGATTTCTTAGATACAGTTATGGGTGCAACAAAATCAACTGTCCTTATAGATACTTTTGTGATAGATTCAAGTGAAGAATCTGTTACTGTTGAAAATCCTAGAAATTTAATGGTAGACGCCGCTGAAGAGGAATCAGGATTTGTAACAATACCTTCTGAAAATAAAATAATAAACTATTTAGAAAGTAATAAATTTTTGTGTTACAAAGTAGATAGTTTTACAGAAAGTTATAATGATAGTGTAGGCAAGCGTTTAGATATAAATTGTAAAAGATCTGCTATACTAGGAATAAAGCGTAGAGACTATAGCGGAGAAACAAAATATCCTCGAATGTTTAAGTCACCAATTTAGTTCTTGTAACTGACCTTCGAACTTAGGCTTTATGTCATTTCCTCTCCATCTTATATCAGATGGAAAATACTGTTTTAATAATCCCAAATCTGTACCTACAAAATGTAACTCTGGCATAATAAAACTTTTCTTTTTTACAATTATACTAATATTATAACCGTATGTTTTTATTTTAGCATTTGTACAATCTAACCCAGCTAGTACTGTGTTATAAATTAGTAAACCTGCATTCCATAGTGTTACATGTCCTCCGACTATTGTATGCTTTAAAGGAGGAACAGTAATACAAATATAGCCCCCTTCTTTGCAACAACTTGCTACTTTTTTAAGATATGCATTAACATTAAGTTGGTGTTCTAAACAATGAGAACTCCATACACCATCATATTGTTTTGGTATTTTAATTTTATTAAAATTTCCTCTATAGGTAGCATCTTCATGAAAGTCGCATGTATCAACATTGTGACCGTCAATTCTTAGTATTTTTGCGTGTAATTCTTGTGGACCGCTTCCTACGTCTATTATGCTACTGTTTGCAGGCAACAGTGTTGTGAATTTTTCTAGAGCAACTAAACTGTGACTCTTTTGTTTTTTCTTAAGGATATTTACTAACTCATGTCTCATTTAACAAATTGAAAGATTTCAAAATCTTGTTTATACCTTTCATATATCATTTCTTTGTGTTTATCATTTAATGTGACACTAATACTAGGATCTGTTTTATTAATTTGTTTTAATGTTACATTGTACTTATTTAAAAAATTAGCCGCATCTGTAATTAATAACACATTATCTATTCTGACTTTATTGTCCTTTACAAGATAAAAAGATAGACTTCTTACATGAGCATCGCAGCCATGATCTGTTGGATATTTTTCAAACACTGCATTAATAAAATAATCTAAATTTCCAACCATGTGCTGATTTTTTTCATTAAATATTTTTTTAAATGGTCTTTGCATACCGTGGTCTTTAAACAAAGAAATAAATCTTTCATATGGATGCCGTATAACACTGAAATTTGTATATCCGTTTTTAAATGCTTGCTTATCTGTAATATAATTTAAATTTGTAGGATTGTGTACCCATTTTTCTCTTGAATATTCATTGTTACTAGGTTTGCCAGCTAAACAAGCCTTTATAGCAGTGTTAGCACACTTTGGTATAGCCCAATAGTTTAGTTTATAATTATCCCAAGCAGTTATGTTGTGTTTGCCTTTAACTTTTTTAAGCAAACCTATTTCTTGTTTTGTTATCATATTAGTTCCAGTATGATTCAGTTCTATTAACCATTATATCTGATTTTTTACTTTTTCCAGTAACTTTTCTATCACCCTTCATATGATCAATCCATTTGCCTAACACAGAATTTATTAAAGGATGTCCCCCTCCTCCTGTTTTAGCTTCTTTAAGATACATTTCTGCGCTATAATCTAATACATTATTATCTATTTGACGCATTTGATTTAATATATGTCCAAATACATAACTATCGTGCCATTCTTCTAATTCAAAGATTCCGTTTTCAGCATCTTCATAAAACCGTTCGAACTCTGCTAAAAATTGTTTGCACATAGGATGCCTCATATTCATACCGTAGAATCCGCACTCTGGCCAAGTCTGTGAGCCTTTGCCCCTGCCTACATATGTAAGCCATTTGTCATCTGGTAACAACTTTCTAAATTCTTGAAGGCTCCAATCGCTGTGTACAAATGTATCTGCATCCATCCAAACTACCCATTTAGTATCTGGGTTGTAACATGCATTAAATACTGCATATGTTTTATTTGCAAAACGTATAGCGTCCCATTTAAATTTCTTTTGCCAATCTCTTGGACGTTTGGCTTTGATATGATCCGGAGGAATGCCATTTGCTTTAGGAATATTTTTCCATCTTTCTTTAAATCTTTTTAACTTTCCTAGCGTGTCTTGAGCGTGTAATATCCTTATTTGATTAGGATCAGGATTTCCAGGATAACAGTTTTCGGCGTATACTACTAATTTTATGTCTTTGTCAACTCTTTGTGCAAAAGAGTCTATAAAACGCTGGCCGTATAAATCTAACCCTTCTTTATGAAAAGTTGTAATCACAGTTATCTCTCTCATGATGTTCCTCTGTTAAATATGCTTATTATAGAAGTATTTAACGATGAAATTCAGTTTATGGAAACAATATGGCGCACTCAATAGTAAACCAGTTTTTGATGCCTTTGCTCATAGTCTTATGGCTAACGGTCATGATGTTGTTTGGAATAATCCTGTATCTGATGTTGATGTTATTTGGAGCGTTCTTTGGAATGGCAGAATGGCTGCGAATAAAACTATCTGGGAACGGAACTTGGCACAATCCAAACCGACCGTGGTCCTAGAAGTAGGTGGCATCAAACGAGGAACAACGTGGAAAGTAGGTTTAAATGGAATCAATAGAGATGCTTATTTTGGCCCTAGCGGCAATAGTAGTGAAAGGGCTGATAAGCTCGGATTAAAATTAAAGCCATGGCATACTAATGGCGAATATATTTTATTATGCGGTCAGCATGAAAAAAGCGAACAATGGCGTGATATGCCTCGCATGAGCAAATGGGTAATGGACACCATTGAAAACATACAAGCCCATACTGATCGCACGATAATATTTCGTCCCCATCCAAGATGTACATTGCCTGAGATTGAAAGAGAATATCGTAATGTAAAAAGACAGGATCCTCGGCATATCAACGGAACTTACGATGACTATGATATGCAATTTGATAACGTTTATTGCACAGTTAGTTGGACATCTAATCCAGGCATACACAGTGTAATAGAAGGTGTACCTGCATATACTAGCAATAGCAGTCTTGCTTGGGACGTATCTATTAAAAGTTTAACAAACATAAACAATCCTCCGCAACCAGATAGACAACAATGGTTAAATGATTATGCCTGGACCGAATATACAATTGAAGAAATTTCTGCAGGTTTAGCACTTAAACGCTTGACAAATAAACTTTTTTAGCATATAATAGCAGTATGTTAAATGAAAATGAATTGTCAATTGAATCTCTAATCCTGTGTCTATCTAGCTTCAAGCCTCTAGTAGAAGGTCAAGAACCTCCCAAGTTAGCAAGAGCTGACTATAATTTGATACATAGCTTTGGTAGGCAAATCGTAAGACGCATAGGCTTTACCGATCGTCAATATGAACTTGCA